AACTGGCGGTTCATCTTCATCAAAGACAATCGCTTCGTTGATAACGTCGTCAATAGCACGCTCACACTCTGGTTGTTGCGCCATAGTGCGGTATCGTGTTACAAGAGTTGTTTCGTTTTTAGAGGTTCCGTCTTGATCTATGGCAGTGCCATAAAATCCACCTTCAGTGACGGTCATTATTCCATCTTCAGCAGGTGGTGGAGCAAAAGATTGAACAGTAGGTTTCTGTTCCTCTTCTTTTGGTTTGCCTATTGTGAACCCAAAGAGTTGAGCCATTTTTATTTTCCTATGTCAAAGAGTTTAGGGTGGTATATGTGTATTTATACCACCCCAAACGAATCACTTTTATCTGTCTTACTGACCGAGTGTTACGCCAGCAATACCACGATTGATAGCAGTTTGCACTTCAGAAGATACGAAACTTTCAATTCTTTGTGTGAATGATGAGGATACAGAATCTGTTTCCCAATAATCATACGCAAATGTTGTCGTAAATTCTTGAACGCCTTCTGCATCCCAAGCAAGGTCAATAGTTGAAACCTCAGTTGGGAACAATCCAACAAACTTATAAGACTTGATTGCATTACCAGTTTGACTAAACTGAATAACTGTTGCATCAGACTTATAGTTTTCTGGATTACCGCTACCAGTTGTGTTCGTATTGCCAATGTAAGCATTGATACGTGATGACCAATTTTCCATAGCAGTACGAATCTCAAAACTCTCATCATTGATAATAGTGGGTGTCCACTCAGCAAAAGTTCTGTTACCTGCAACTTTAATCTGGCGACCGAAGTATGGTACATCGATCTGACCCAGTGTTGCAGCAGGAATTTGTGCTGCTTTTACCATAAAACGAGAGGTTGGTAAGGTTTGGGCAAATGGTGTCGTTAGTTCGACATAAAACAGCGAACTACGAGCACCACCACCAACTAGCGCACCTTTAAAATCGTTTACATTAAATGCCATTTATGTTCTCCTTTTCTTTATTTAGCCGTTTTGACCAACTATTTCAGAGAACTCAACGCCACTTCGAACGGCAACAAAATTCAACTGAATGAAGTTGATAGAGCGACTTGGTTTGACATAAATGTCACCAACAAACTCATTTCTATCAACTACTTCGCCAGTGTTATTTGTCGCATCACACACAACCTTGAAGTCGGTAATACCACGTCTTCCCTGAACATCACGGAGGAATGGTTCCACTAGATTTCTAAATTGCGCACGAGTGAACTCATCATTGAATTCAAATAGCGTGAACTTAGCAGCAGTACTAATTGCCTTCTCAAGTACAATGAACAATCTTCGAACATTGATACGATCAAAAGCAGATGGTCTACTAAGCATGGTTTTGTCACCAAACAATAACGTACCCTGTCCTGGGAATGTTACCACTGGGTTGACACCTTTTTTATACAACTCATCACGATCAGTCTTAGTAGGATTGAAAGCAAGTTTGACAACGCTTCTAACTGAACCACGATTAAATCCAGCAGGTGAATACCATGGATCGCGTGTTAGATCAGTTTGAACCATCAAACCAGCAGTGTCACCGTTTAGTGGAACATATCGGTAGATATCATTGTACTTGTCGTACTGATACTTCCAACCTGAATCCATAACTGCGTATGATGAACTTGGTAGAGTGTCTCGATATGCAATAACTGCATCCCTTGCTGCTTGTGGTGTAGAATTATTACCTACAACATCAGCACGTTCTGGTGAAATTACAGCAACACAATCTTTTCTTGTTTCAGCAATATTTTGAATGATATGCGTAGCAAGTGTTTGATCAGCAGCAGCACCTAGACATAGAGAAACGTCTACTGTTTCAGAGTCATTAAATACTGTCCAACCGTTAATTTTCATTGGAGCAGTAGGTGTAAGACCGTCTTTACCTTTAACAAGACTTGCTGTTAGAGGTAGGTCTGAACTTGGATAGTTTGTTCCTAAATCTGCGCGAACACCTGCTTTAGTTGCAGTAGAATCATGCGCTGTCCACCAAATATATGCTGACTGATTGTTTAGAACATCTTTGTAGTAAAGATTTGATCCGTCATCAGATTTCGCGTCAGGTGCTTGAGAAACATTTTCAAATGCCTCTAGAACAGCACCTTGAGTACCAGTAAACTGTCCGTCTTCATCAACAATAGCGTAATGCAAAGCATCACCTTGTGCGCCTACATTATTTGCATAAGCAGTAGTTGTTGGTGCTTCACTGAAGTTATTGAAGTATTCCCAACGACGAATAATGTCAGTTGGATAGTTTGCTACTGTATTGCCTTGATATTTGGTAGACAATGTAATTGTGTTACCTGATAGTGTCGCAACTTTTCTTTGATCTTTTGCTGGGCCAAGTAAAAGAATGTCACCAACAGCAAATTTTGCTTCAGCGTTTGAGGTAGCACCTGCTGCAGCACCTGCTAGTGTAACTACATCACTGTTACGAGTGGCATTATATCTGTCACCAACAGTAGATTGCCAAGCATTAGCGTTTAGACAAGCAGAAACTTTTAAAGAGTTTCCTAACTCACCTGCCCACTTAGCGACAACAACTCCATGTGTAGATACAGCAGTATATGTTTCATCGTAATGATCTTCGTTCTTAATAAATGCTCCAACTGTACCAGCAGTAGCATTGTTTGCGCCACTGACTACACGATTAACATTCAACGCATTGCCATAGGCAAGGAAGTTTGCTGCCGTGAAAAAATCAGACGCAGTATTCGAGTTTGGCTTATTATATGTATTTACAAGACTGTCTTCAGAATCAATTAACTGTATCTGGTCAATTGGTCCCCAACGAAAATGTCCTGCGATAGCACCCTGTGTGGTACTAACTGCAGGAACAACCGTTGTAAGATCGATCTCGCTTACATTTACGCCTGGACTAACTTGGAAAGGCATGGTTTATCTCCTTCAGATGTAAAGAGTCAAATGTTTCAATTTACTTATTATTTATAAAATAACAAGTTTTAGCATATTGACCGTTTTTCTTATAGTTCATTATTTATAATATGCTAGAACCAAGCTTTTTGTGATTGGTCAACTATTTCTCCGTTTGAAAACTCTGGGTCATCAGCAAAAAGGTTTTCCGTTTCATCTTGTGTTCCGTCATTTATAATACCAAAGGGAGTCAATTCATCTAGCAATTGTTCTTGTGTTTTGTCTCTCAGTGTTGCCATTGTATTGTTATCTGTATATAATTTGAAGAACTCTTGCCCAGACAACCAAGCAAATAAAACTAAACCCATCACCAAGTCATCATGTTTCCCAGTTTCTGCTTCGTATGAAACACCACGCTTAGAAAATGTTGACAGTTCTGAGATAGTATCAAAATCGTTAATTATAAGTTGATCTTGTTCGATTAATAACTTTAGTATTGAGCAACCAACAGATTTAACTTGTTTAGTTGTTCGAATACCTTTATCTATCGAAGATCCCTTTTTACCAAAACCGCCAGATATTCTTTTACCTGCACGACCAGCAGATTCAGTGTACAATATATTTTCGTAATCATAGTCGTATAGCAACAACGAAGGGATCTGTTCACCGATGTCATTTATTTCAACCAAAGCGGTTGCTTCGTTATACATTACACACACTCTATGTATAATTTCAGTATATTCTACAGGCGTAATCATATTGTCTTTGAAGGTGCAAACCTGTTGGTATGGCATCTTTGTTACATCTACAATATGAAATGCGGAATAGTCTAAACCTTTACCACGAGAAACATCAACAACGCAAATATAACTTTTATCTTTTTCGGGTTGATGATACATTTTGATGCCGTTGCTTTCAGTTATTGGTTGTCTACCAACTAATGATTTCAACTTGCTACCATCTACCAATGTGCCCGATGAACCTAAGAACTCGCACTGAAACTCTTGAGCAAACTTTTGAGTATCAAAGTCCATAGATGCCAGTGTATCTTGTCTCCACGCTTCGTCACGACCTGGAATTTGTTCCCAAGGTACTATGACATACTCATAACCATTAGACCCGTCACGTGCGCCCTCACACGTCTTATAGAAGTGATTGAGACCGTTTGGCGTAGAAGTAAGTAGGATCTTAGTGGTTGTACCAGAGGAGATCGTAGGGAAAACGGAAGCAAAAAACTCGTCCCAGTTTTCAACGAATGCTGCCTCATCGATGTATAGAAAAGAAACAGACTTACCACGAATCGCACTTGAAGAAGTTGCAGCAGCAATGATCTTACATCCGTTTTCAAACTCAACCGAACCTTTGTTCCACTCTATCACACCTTGCTGTATCCACTTAGGTAGTGCTTCGTATGCAATCTTAATGCGATCTAAAATCTCTCTTGCGCTATCACCTTTGTTTGCCAACAGACCAACTGTTTTATGTCCATTAAACAAAATGTAGTGTAGAATAACTGCTACTGCAGTTGTTGTTTTACCTGCCTGCCGTGATGTGACAACTGATACACGTCTGTTATCAGTTATCTTTTGTATAATTTCTTTTTGGTATTCGTAAAGTTTTATCGGAATAAGACCATGATCAACATGGACAATATTAATATACTGTTCGGAAAAATATATCGGATCTTTCGCACACTTGGCAAACTCTTTTAGTCTTTTCTTATCCCAATTTACTGAAACGTTTTTGCGTTTTAGATTTATATTGCCTAGATAACCTTTTTCAATCGGATCTATCATAAGTACTCCACTACGAAGTTCATTGCTATACTAATTCTAGGGGCATAACAATTGTTTGGTTCTACATAATGTTGTAACCAAGAAGGAAAAAATAAAATTCTACTAGGAATAGGGTCATAACGAACAGTATCATGGTTTAAATAAACGTCATCCCAATCTGGTCCAGAATCATATGATGGTTGATGCACCTTAGGAGACTGAAAACATATTTGAGATTGCAAATCTTCACAAGAAATATAGATACAAGCAGATAACGCTGAATTTGGGTGACTATGTGGCATATTATAATCCCCCTGTCTGCTTATATTTACCCATTTATTGTCTAAACGAAATTTACCAGTACATCCCATTTCTTCACGTATTGAAGATTCATTAGCAACTTTTTCTATTGTCTCAAAAAGATCTTTTAGACTTCTATCTACATTAGATAAATTATCTTGACTTTGCCATCCTCCCCTGTTGCTCTTAGCAACTCCAGCAGGATCTTCTCGCTCAAGATCTAAGCAAGCATATTTCAGTTTATTTAAGTCTAGTTGTAAATCATCAAACCATATTCTAGTAGGAAACCAATCTTCACTCTTCATTATCACCTTTCATAATCTTCAACAAGTCATTAGTTGACCCGACAAATAAGTTATTATTTGTAATTTGTCCCGACTCATCTAATTTTTGTTCTTCTTCTGCCTGTAATGCCTTTACCTTTTTTTGTATCTCAAGTAAGTCTTTGTTTGCGTCTAGTAAGGTTTTAGTCAACTGCCCTACAACCTCAAAAGCACGTGGGTGTTCACTTGCCTTTGCTAGTTCTACGAGTTGATTAAGTGCATCGGAACTGGTTTCGATTATACCATATAGATTGCTCCGAGCATATTCGTAGTCTGACTGAATATCCTGTTTCTTATCTACAGACTTAGGAATAACGACAGGTTTCTTTTCTTCATTATTCACGATCAGATCCCCTTCTATTCCGAGGATCTCATTCATGTTATCTTTTAGATTTTTCATCAGTGATCATGCCTATTAATTCCATCAAAATAATCAAGTGTATCAAACGCATACCCATAGGTGGTGTTAGCAGTAATAGCACTTGCCGCTACACTAGCAGATGAGTTTGATGTTGGTGATCCATTTGCTAATAGACCTGGAGTTAGAGTAATTTTCTTATTTGGTCCAACTTCTGTGCCGATAGGATCGGTAGATTTATTTACAGTCAAATCAAGAACTGTTCGTTTAATAATACCTTTGTTCTTAGTTGGTCCAAACAAATATCCCTTAACTGTGAACGACCAAGTGTATAAGATTGCTCTTCGAGTTTGAAAATCTGCTTCATATGTATCTTCAATTCCTAAAGTGTTCAATACAGTTGGAATATCATAATAATCAGGCACACTATTAGATAATCGCATACTCATAGTCCACTCTGGTCTAAAGTATGGAGCGATTTGCTCTACAACTTGAACCGCATCTTCATTATTAGCGAACATACCATACAACGACATATTGAAGTTGTAAGGAATAGGTGTGTATTGCGTTGCCACACTATCTGAATATCTAGTAGCACTAGAACTTTTGTTCATCTTATTCAATCCACGTTCTGGCGCATAAACCATATCAGTCAACTCAAATGATAATCGCGGTAACTGTATCGCAGTTGTTTTATTTAAACTTGGATCCTGATTTAGTCTGGCAAGAAACTTTTCTCTTGGACCATATGCAATAGGAACACGTATTTGTTGAATAGGAGTATTAGATGAATTATATCGCACTACATCAATGTCATTGAACATACGCCCAAACATAATGATGTATCTTCGCATCGTTGCATTATAGAAAAAATCTGCCATTATAATTCTCCAAACGGATTACTTTCCGTCCAATCTATGAAGTTGTTATCACTGCCGTCTGTAAGGTCGGTTGTTTGCGTTGTGTAGAACTCGTTATTCGCTGAATCGTCAGTATCTTCAATACGATAGTTTTCTTGAACCATACCAGAACCGTCTTCCATATTGAATATATTGCCTGCTTCATCAGTAATTTGGAAAGCAAGCATATCACCAGACTGCGCAGTTTCAATATTGTCGATTGCGGCAATGCCAGTATCAAGTCTCTCATGAGAGTACTCAAACAACTCACAAGTTATATCATAGGTTTGTAATGAACCCATCTGATAGAATATTGCTTCGTGTTCTACAAACTTGATCTCAAACAGTTTATTGTTGAGCGGGAAGTATATTAGATCGCCTTCGTTTGGTCGATCAGTTGTACCAACTGTATCAGTTCCATCAACATAAACTTCCTCAACAAATCTTCTGCGTGCCATTGTAAGTATCATTTGGTCACGTATTTCTAAACCAAACTTAGATAAGAAAGTTCCGTCGCCCTCAAACCCATCAACAGACTTAACATACATTTCGATAGGATATGCTGTGCTAAATTTAGATAACACATCTTCACCGAACAGTAAGTCTTCCTTGACTAAAGTTCTAGGAATATACAAACACTCAATACCATAGATGCGAATAGACTCTATAATAAGATCCTCGACGAGGTTTTGCTCCATCGAGTTTGTAAAATTGTTGAAGTAATGATTTACTGTAGGCATTTATTTACCCAATCATGTCATAAGTTGGAAGAGAATAAGTATTGACCATTTCTTCTTCCAATCTTCTAATCTCCTCATCTGCTTCTTGGTAAATTTGTTCGCCATTAAATGTTACGCCACCAGGAAGTTGCATCCCTGTAAACTTCTTAAGATTATTGCCCCACTGTCGTTTGATCAGTTGAGTACAATATTTACGCAACCAACGATCACTCCAAACATCAGCGTATGTAGCAGGGTCTACTGTTTTGTAACAGTCTATGATAATGCTTTCCCCACTAGAAACATTTGCTGCCCAATCCATATCAATATAAAGTCTGTCAGTGTGACGATTAAACCGAATCAATTGTTTTCCAACAAACAACTCTTGCATCAAAGCAATACGTTCCATAGACATATAGTAGTTTGCAAACGTACCGTGCGCCCAGTCGTATATTTCGTTGAGTGTTATTTGGTATCTGAGATTGAATAGATTATTAGAATTAACACCTGTTCCGATAGGCATTACACCAACAACACCAATAATTGTTTCTGGTAATGTGATGTATTTGTTAGTTATATCTGATGATGTAACTACATGCTTGTAGTAATCATGCTCAGTGCCGTCGTAATGAAAGTCTCTGTAATAATCTAAAGCATCATCGATTCTATCTTGAACCTGATCCTCATCGACGTTTATTTCGATTACTGGGTGTCCGAGTTCTCTCAGGCAGTATTTTTTAAATTCAGTTCTAGTAGTTGGAGTGGCCATAAAAAAAGTCCCAATAGTTTGTATCTACTGGGACTATTTATAATGGTTGAATATCTAACTCTTACGATTTGCCCAAGTAGAATGCACCTGCTGCAAGTATCGATGTCTTTAACCACTCAAAATGCACTACTGCATTGTCGAATCTTAGGTATTCAACGATGGTCTTTTTAGTGTCGATGATACCAAATAGGTATGACCCACCGATTTCTTTAGTTACAGGAACAACTACATCTAATCCTGTAAGTCCTGCCATCATTGCCCATGCTCCTAAAAATAGCATAGACAATACAAATATTCTTCGTGTTAGTTTTGAAAACTTATCGTTTCCAACTCGATTCGCTGCTGCGTCTGCCGAACGAGATGCGGACTCTCGGTTCGCGTTCGCTAGATCCGCTTTCTGTTGCCGATCCGCCATCATCATTTCCATCTGTTTCTGCTTGTTCTTCTGCGCTTGGTCCATGAACTTGAACAGACCGCCCATCGCTGCCCCGCCTGCCATCGTTATCAGTTCCACTGGTATCATTCTGTCTTCTCCTATAAAGGTACAGTCTAACGCTATTTATAAGAGTTATTATGCCTGATATGATAACTATCGCATACATCCACAATGGAATAGATGTGATTGCTTTTTGTGCATCAAAATTAGGGGATGGTAGAGGAATGTGTTCTATATCGTTCGCCTCTATTTTATCCTTGACTACGTTAGATATTTCGCTTGGATCAGGATTTTCCGCTTTATCTATTTTATCTACTGCCTCACCTACAGTCATCACCGCAGTCATAGGTGTAAGCGCAGAGCAACCTACCAATACTAAACATAAAAATAATATACGAATCATTTGACTTTTATTATATCTACTAAGTTGGCATAAAAATCCCACTCATACCACTTGATTGCTTGATTGTAATTTGCTGGGTATTTATGATGATTGTTATGATAGTTACTTTCTAGTAATATTGGTATCCATAAATTGGTAGACTTGTCGTTGGTATCAAAAGATCTATATCCAAACTTATGTAGTATCACATTTGTAAAACTAGATGTGTGAAATGTATACACTACAGGAAAGGCAAAGAAGTATATTGTTATTCTTGGATCGATCAATACACTTGCTAATACAATACCCCAATATATTTTAAAGTAGTGTCTAGCAGTCAATCTATGCATTTTGTTTTTACTAAGTCTTTTGATCACACCTCGTTCAATCTTTAGATCTTTTTCCATACCTAACCAAAACCATGTTCTAAACCAGTTCTTTGATGGATGCGGATCTCCCTTCTTATCAGAGTATCTATGGTGTGTGACGTGATTTGCTGCCCATGTCATAGGAGAACCTTGCAATGCTAACACTGCTAATATGTTCAATATCGGTTCAAGTCTAGGATGCATTTTGAAAGATCTATGCGCAAGATATCGATGTCCGTATATACCCAATCCATAACTTCCAATGAGTAATGTACCAACTACAGAAACCAATAGCCATGCAGGATCCCAATACAAATACATACCGATAATACAAACAGCGTGTATTATAATTTGGGATATTGATAGTTTTCTATGTGGTGTTATTTGAACCACGGACCAACCATCCACGTGACGATGCTTCTTCGTATTCCCTTTGTTACTGGTTCGACACCATGATTTATATAACTTGGGAAGGCAATCACAGTTCCCTTTTTTTGTTCAGGGTATGTTCTTTGATCTCCATTTTCTAAGTATAATCGACCACCTTCAAAGTCATCATTTAAAAATGCAAGAACAGTAATCTTTCGTGTTTCTTTTTCAGTAGGCAAACTATATGTATCAACATGCGTTTTATAGTGTCCATCAACATCATATCTTAGATATTCAGTTTGATTACTATGTGTTATATCAAACTTCCAAGCACGATTATTCATGTTGAGACCAATACCAGTTAGTGTAGCACCAATACCAATTTCGTTTGTAATCGGCACTTTGTTAACATCTCTAATTTCTGTATTGACTTTTCCTTGTGTACTACTACCACCAACCTCCGCCTTTTGTGACTTAAAACTTTCAAACTTCGTAATCATTTGATCACATGCACCATCTGCTATTGCGTTTTCAGTATACCAGTATAATATTTCTTCATCTTTACCTAGTGGTTGATCCTCACCTAATGGTTGATTAGTTTGTTCATCATGATGAGCTAAACGAGGTCTTTTATCGTATTTCCATTCAGCGTATGGACCGTCTTGATCTACATAATGTAAAAATATCTGAGTTTGCCACTCACCTTGCAACTCTTCGCGCCAATGCGGTACTTCGTGACCGTTATAGATTACTGCATCACCTACTTCCATATCAACTTTTTGAATATTTTTTACTCTGAATATTAGATCTTTTTCCCCAACAATACCTTGATCGGTTTCTTCACCAGATTCAGCGAACCAAAAAGGCCACGATTCTTTATCATCATAACCTAATGTTATTGTCACGCTGTATTCGCAAGCAGGTCTATCGGTATGACATTCTAAAACTTCACCCTTTGTATAATGTCGAGCATATGTATATGTGGGGAAAAGTTTTTTACCTGTTTCCATTTCCATTCTAGGAAGGCATGCTTCTAAAACTTTTTCTAATGTTGGATGATTGGCAACTGACCAACTTTTAGGGCACTGAGTGTCACGTTCACCTTCTCCGTTTTTTTCACAGTCTTTTATGAACTCAGTTAGATATGCACAGTTGCCTTTGTCTAAAAAATTCTTCACAACTTTTGCTTCAATCATATAATTTCTCCACAGCTTTCTTTATTGGCAATTCAAAAAACATTTGAATTAGTTTTCGTTTGTTCTTCATAGCATAGCGCATTATTTCTCTGTCTACAGTATTTACGATTCTATGCACTACATTTTTTTCTTCGTCGATGTCAGGTAAAACAGAGTGCATTCTAAATGGATTTATCATATAAACGTCAAGTGGATCAGCAACATAACTAGATACTGGTTCTATCAGTTCAGGTTTGACGTTATAATAACCATTACCATCATCCTTTATATATCTATCATCCATCTCCATCTCACCATCCCAAAACGTGGTCTTTTCGCCAGCGGTTTCTATGTAGAAGTTTACAATAGTGTGAGGGACGCCTGTATGAACATGAGGCAGTAACATAGTGATATCAGTTACTGCTGAGTCCATATAGTATGGTCTTAGATTAGGAACAACGTCCAGATATGTTTCTCTTTCTGTTTCGGAAAGAGTGTATCTTTTTAGATTGTATTTTTTAGACTTCCTAAGACGTCCATGTTCAGAAATTAGTTCACGTTCAGTTAATGACAACTTTGGAGATTTTTTATCTAACTTATGAAAAAATAGCACTCACACCTCCTGATTAATAACTATATTTATGCAAATAAAATACCGTATACGTGATCGCTTGTTGCTGTTATAGTTGATGAATTAGTTGAAACATTTATTGCCTTTGGGTTTGAAGTGGCAGTATCTACTGAAAAACTTGCTTCATTTTCTTCGCCAGCATTAATCGTAACATCACCACGAACCAAAAGCAACTTAGTTCCAACTGATAATGTTTCTATCGCATCCTTTGCTAAGTGCCACTTGTTAACACTATCTGGTAGAGTTTCATCATTGTGCTCTTGACATAAACACCAAATCGTTGTATCAGTTGGAATGTCAGCAGTTAGGCTTCCATAAAACTCTTGAAATCTTGTTGGCGTATAAAAAGAACCAACCGTTGTATCTTCAGTTGCATGATTAGCAGGAGTGCTATCTGCATCTGTTCTACAGTTTGTAAATCCACCTCTGGTAAACAAATTATACCATTTTCTATTTTCTGGTGCAAGATCATTAAGGGTCTCCCCTGCCTTATAGTTTGTTCTAATAACTTTATAACCGAAGGCAGTATAGATCTTTTTGTCCCAAATTATCATAATGGAACGTCCTCAGCAGAATCTTCTGTTATAGTATAATCAACCTCGCCATCAGTATCTTCAATCAACTCGGTATAATTGAATGATAGAATGTCAGTGGAAACTAATGAAGCATACATATTCTTTTTTTCTGTATTACTTTTAAGGTCTTCATTAATTTTAATTTCTTGAGCAACACTAACTCCAGCTTTTGCCAGTGCAGTTTTTACTTCAACTGCTGTGTTTGCTTCAGGAAACATAAGATGTGGTTGAAATGCTAGATCATAGTAAGCACTTGGATTGGTATTTGCGGTTTCATCAGATGCATATCTAACTAATATGGATTTAGAATCTTCATCCCACCCTGTAATTTTCATTTTTAACGTGTTCATTGTTTTTCCTATTTTAAGAAACTGATCCTTGTCTTGTTCCAGTTGATTCGAATGTTACGAGCGGATTACCAACTAGATAAAAACCTGCTGCTCCGCCACCGCCTCCACCTCTAGCGAGTGCTGGAGGTTGGCCTGCACCTGTAGCGCCACCGCCACCTGCTGCGCCTCGACCGCCACCTGCTCCACCTGCACCTGCATAGTCGGGTCCAGCTCCGCCACCACCACCAGCATTAGCATTACCTGCTCCACCTGTACCACCTTGGCCACCCGAACCAGATCCACCGCCTCCGCCACTACCACCAGGAGTACCAGATCCACCGCCACCGCCTCCGCCACCATAGGCTGTACCTCCATAAACAGTTCCTTTCGGTGTAGAGTAAGCAACATACCTAAATCCACCTCCACCTCCGCCACCTCCGCCACCGCCTCCAGTGAGCGATCCTACATTATCTATTGTGGTTGGAAAATTAACATAAACTGCATTTCCTCCTGCGCCACCACCATATCCACCACCTGGACTGAAAGGAGTTCCACCTGTACCACCATTACCACCACGACCTTGTACGGTTCCATTGTTTGTAATTTTAACGGTATCACCTGGATTGAAAGCATTGGGAACATTTAGTGCATAAGTGCCTGTAGATGTAGAACTTACTACAACACCAGGATTTATTGTAACTTCTATGTCTGATATGCCTGCGGTATAAAGAGGACTTGGAGCAGCCTGAGTGTAAACGTCATAGTTGGTTGTGCTTGCTGAAATTGTAAGAGGAACGACAGATCTATTCTGAGTTCCTTTAAAACTTTGAAGTCCTAATGCACCACTGGTTGCTACTGCAGCATTTCCAGGAACATTCGGAACCTTTGCGCCACCTCGATAAAACTCGCTCATTTGAAATGGAGCGGTATCTGAAAACTCAGAAGCAACATCTGATAGTTTTATCTGTGGTCCTGCAGGAACTGCCATTATCTATTCCTCTTTAATTCGTCAACCTCTGCACTTAATTCTTTGATTGCTTCAATCAATAATGAATGAAGTGCGTCATATCTAACAGTCTTATATAGTAGTCCATCATCTGTCTTTAGTGGTATCTTTTTCTCTGCGACTGCTTCTGGTAGAACTTTTTCTACATCCTGCGCAATCACACCAGCAGATACTTTACCGTCTTGCGTATAGTTGAATGTTACACCTTTCAGTTGTTTAACTTTATCAAGTGCGCCATCAACTAGTTTTATATTTTCTTTGAGTCGTTCATCAGATACTGTTGTCGAGAATGCAATAACGTCTCCATTAGCATGGAAGTCGCCATCGTTTTCAAATCTAAACTGGTTGACATTATTAATTGTAATGTCCATTCTAGTATTATCAGTAAACGCTATTTTATCAGTAGCATCAAGTCCGATATCGCCAGCAGAGTAAACGTGTGATGCCTCTATGGTTCCACCGACAACCAATTCAGACGCAGGTGCTGTATTAGCAATCCCTATGTTACCACTACTGAGGATACGCATACGTTCTGCAGCGTTTGTATGAAAATACATAGCATTATCTGAATGGTTATATCTAATTAAACCAACGTCAGAATCATCATTATCACCGAAATACAAATAATTAGAACCAGTCGTTCCTCCAATCGCACTTCGAATAAGTGAGTGATCTCCAGATCCAGTGCCTGCAGTTCTTAATCTTATTTCTGCATCACCAGATGCAGTCGCAACGTCTAAAGTGTATCCTGGTGCACTCGTACCAATACCAACTCTATCATTTACGTCGTCAACAATTAGAGAATCATCCGAAGGACTCTTTCCAATATATTTCAAATATTCTAATCCAAGTTTGGACATTCAGTTCTCCAGTATTAGGCGATTTCTAAGATACTCATAACAGCATCAACAGAAGAAGCAGCACTAGATGTCACGCGAACGCTGTGTCCCACTTCTAAAACAATTTTTTGATCACCGCCACCGATAATTAAAGATCCACCGACAGGAATCGGAGCACCTTTTACAATTCTTGTGGAAGTTGATCCACTGTAGTGTTCAACATCGACTGTGATTGCGCTTGCAGTAATATTAGCTAGAGATAATCCAATCACTGTAGTTTGTGTTGCCGATGGGACATCGTAAGAACCAATTTTGGTTATTGAAGCACCAATTGCTTGCGACGTTTTTACTTTAAAAGTATTTGCCATAATAGTCTTTTCTGTTTAGTTTAATCTATTTATAATGATTTTTCTATAACTTATCGATTTTTACTCAGGCCATCTCTGGTCTTGTACTGCTGTTATAAAAGCATCCATGTTTGCTGCATTAGTAATTGATGTTTCTAACCTAGAACATTCAGTTACAATTGCTGCACGTTTAGTTACTACTTCTGATGGTATCGCTACATCACGTTCAAATTTACGAATCACCATCCAATCAGTCTGAGCTAACATCTTTCCTGCGTTATCTTTGACTTGGAGAATCCATGTGTACTTTAAACCTCTAGTTACTAGACGCTCACTGCTGTTTTCCATCTGCTCAGTCTCAGCATTCCAGACTTGAACATAAAGAGGATTGCCATCCGCATCAGTCTCGTTAACATCTTCCAGTGCTTTTGGCATATCTGCGTTTCCGTTCCAGTAGAACCTGTCATCTGCTCTAACAGGATCAGCAACCCATGTGATGCCGATAGCTGTTCGATCTTCTTCAGTAGAAACAGTCAACCAGTTAGATGGATAGACTGTGCCACCTATCTCGAAGCTGGAGTTCTGTCTTAGTGCTTTACTTCCTAAGTAATACATTATTAGTTACCTCGCATTAGCGTTCTTAAATGGGTTCTCGGCAAATGCCATATAGATGTAAGTTGCCCCCGATTGATTTATGCCGTAGGTGTTTCCTGCTCTAATCTTAAATCCATTAGACAGGATGTCTGTGTTGAAATATGTTGAAGCGCTGTCTGATTCTACCCCCGCACTGTCTAAAAAAAGATAAGTAGGAATGACGTTAAACGTATTTCTCGTTGTATCAAACACATTCCAGCTAGTCGCGTTAGTCTGACCTGTCGCAACTTTTACTAAAATCCAAGCAGGTCTGAATCCTGTGTAGACAAACGGGCCATCAGTAGAGCCGTTGCCTGTGTAGCTGCCGATTGATGAGTAGCCTTCTACTTCGGCGAAACAGTAGGCAATGTGATTTTCAGTAGCAACTGTGGTAGACCCTGCTTTTAAACCAATAACCGATGAGGTCATTCCCGCACCCCAGCCGCTAGATTGTGTTTGTTTGGCACTAGTAGAATTCAAACGCATATAGTCATCTGTTAAGTTACTAAAGGTGTTATGCCATGTGTACCACGGTGCTGAAGTACTCTCTCTAGTCTTAACAAAAACCATCCCAGGAGTTACACCAAGACCATGACCTGCGGTAAAGTTTCCTGTGCCAGATGGTGCAGTAAACCCAACAATACTAAATCCAGCCGTAGGGTTTGCAGAGACTGTAGAAGTTATTGATCCATCTGTGTTACTAGAACCAGAGCCGTTAGCTTTCCAATTAAACGTAGCATAAGAATGACCCGTGACATTGTGATTTGTACTAGACCCTAAATTAAACCCATTTGCAGTAAATGCAGTTATGCCATTGTGATCGTTAGAATCAGCGGTTAGTGCGCTTATAAATAAATCAAGTGGAGCGCCACGCACTGCATCAACAGCTGTCACATGGGTAACATGATTTCTGTCTTTCGTTATAGTCAGATCAGGTTGGAAATCCGCCCCTGTTATGGATTGTGTCGAGCTCGTGCCTGAGTACAGCAGTGGCGTCATGTGATCTGATCCCTTCTCAATGGTTGAGTCAGGCAGGTTAAACGTGTTGAGCTTTAAGAATCCTGTTGGTGGTGTGTACTTAAATGGTCGTTGTCCGAAGTTGGCAATAAAAGTAGAGTTACGACTGGTATTATTATCAACATCTGAAATGCCTGGAAAGTAAGTTCCGCTTATTGAACTATATGCTGTGCCTTGAGCAACACCATTTTTGTAAAAAGCAAGCGTTCCTGCATCTAAATCTAAAGCAACACCGATGACATCCCCCACAGTGTATGTCGCTCCATAAGAGCTAATAGAACCACCACTAAACTTATAAGCGTCGTTACGATAACCATAAGATACGTTTGCAGCACCTTGTCCAATACATTGCGAATAAGGATTTAAAACATCAGTAGTAATGCCTATACACGATTCAGCACTGGTTGCCGATTTTGCATCCCATTCTACCTCCCAATACCATTTTCCAGAAGATACACCAATGGTTGCTCTGGTATGACTAAAAGCTGCGTAAGACAAACTTGTTGCTATTTTTAAGTTTGCCTCTGAAATGGTATCCGCAGATGGTCCTACAAGTGGATTAATTACAGCAAAGTTACCAGCATTCTCATCGACAAGACTTGGTGTGTCCTTCATTAAGTCATAGGTTGTCTCAGACTCTGCGTTGCTGTTGATGTTGTTAGGCAGCCAGTTGTTCTTGTTACCAGACGCATCAAAGTTAAACACAGCATCTCTGGTGTCAGCAATTGCCATGTAAATGTAAGTCTGCCCTGAAGAGTTTGTGTCAGTGCCGTTACCAACTGGTTGAAATCCAGTGTCAGTAAACTTTACATATAAACCAGCAGCAGCCGTTGAGTCAACGTTTGTTCTATTAGGTATTAATACATTTTTTGCAGGATCAGGATTAGGATCTCTAGTGTTATCAAGAATTACCCATTCAGATGTTATAGATGTTCCTTTAACCATTAAGAAAGCTGGACGGAATCCAGTGGTAGTTACATTTCCTGTAGTTGTTCCAGTGCCTGTGTAGCTACCGATCTTGCTGTGACCTGTGACCGATCTGAAAAAGTATGCAATATGGTTATCACCATTGGTATTAATTGCAGAACCTGTGCCAATAGTAAATACAGTAGAGGTTGGTTCAGTATCATTAAAAGTTACAGACGATGTGCCTAAAGCTGCTGTAGTGTTTAACCTGAGAAATTTAGTCGCTCCACTGATAGAGTTGTATGTCCACCAATCATCATTACCGTCGTTTCTATTTTTAAAAATAGCTAAATCTGGCGCAGCACTTAATCCGTGAGCAATTGTAGCGTTAGAACCAGTACCTACATAACTTGCAATACTAAATCCATAAGCATCGTTTGCTTTGACTCGGCTGTCTATCGTGCCTGTGTCGTTCAGTGGGCTGACGTAATCTGAGTAGCTGCCCTTGAACGCCATGTAGATGTAAGTTTGACCATTGGTGTTTGAAGAAGCTCCATTTGTTTTTATTTGGAACCCTGTGTCAGAAACATCCATGTCTCCGTAACCTGTACCAACCTCTGCATTAGATAAGTTAGCACGTAAAACCTCGTCTATTGTGTTAAATGGACTTCTTGTGCTGTCTAGTATTAACCAATCAGTACCTGCTTGTGTACTGCTTTTAATCATGACAAAGCCAGGTCTAAATCCTGTAGTAATTGTTGGTCCAGTAGTAGATCCATTTCCTGTGTAAGTACCAAACGAAGATACGCCTGAGACTTCTGAGAAACAATAAGCTATGTAGTTATCACCACTTTTGTTTACCATTGCATTTCCGTTAGCATCTACATCTCTAACAGAAAAAGTGTTGCTTCCTTGTATCCCTCTTATCTGACTGCTGTAAGCAGACTCGGCATTACTAGAATTTAATAATAAATTTTTAACAGCATAAGTAGCATCAGAACTTAGATCAGTGCTGTAAAAGTGCCACCGAGTTCCACTTGTTCTATTTTTTACAATAACTACTTTAGGTGCTGTTGATAAACCATGACCAATAGTTTGCTCAGAGTTGCTTGTGCCGTTACCTGTGTAACTAACAATACTAAAACCAGTAGCGTCGCTTGCTTTGACTGTTGAGTTTATATCGCCAGTGGTGTTGCTTACTGGATCACCGTCACCAGCATCCCAACCCCATGCAACGAAAGTTGAACCAGCATTATTTATTTCTTGGAAGTCTGAGCTTCCTTGCGTTGCAATAAAACCATCATCAGTGAAGCTGGACAAAAGACCATAAGTATTTGTAGAACTTTCTGCGCTTGTTCCATTAGTGAATAGTTTATTTAACCCACCTCGAACAGAATCATATATTTGAGGTGAACCAGCATAGCTTCTACCCTTCAGCAAAATAAGGTCGGGGGAAAAACCAAATCCAGAAAACTCCCTTGTCCCTACATTTCCATTACCCTTCCAAATTATAGACGAGTGACCTGTGCTAGGTTGGTTATCACCAGCGTCCCATGTCCATGCTACGAGAGATTGACCACTAATATTAACAGCAGAGCCACTAGAATTTCCCACAGAAAAACCATCAGTGTCAAAAGAAAATAACCCACCAGCTGCTGTGCCTTCAGCTGTTGATAGATCTGGAAGTAAATATTTTTGTGGCCCTCTAACTGAATCGTAAAGTTCATGGTTTTGTGCATTACTTCTACTTTTCGTCCAAACTAAATCAGGGCTAAACCCTACCCCATCAATACTTTGTGAAGCCCCAGTACCTGTGTACAACACTGTGTTGAAACCATCAGCCTGTGTTGTTGGCTTCATCGGTAGATAGAAACCATTAGTACCGTATGTGCCTGTGTACGCTAGAGGCTTCCAAGTACCATTGGCATCGTACTCACCAAAGTCATCTGCTGTTAATGCTTGACCGTCAATATGATTTATTTCCGTTAGGTAGCCGTCAAAATTACCTGTACCAGAAGTAGTGCTTCCTATTGTGTGAGCAATAGCACTGTTCCAACGACCTGAGAAATTTAAACTTGGATAAACTGCTGTTTCAAAAGAAGTAACTCTTTCTCCATTGACATATATTTTTATTCTGTCTGAAGATGTAGCATCCGTAGAATTAAAAACAATAACAATGTGATACCAAGCAGAATGATCTCTAAATAACTGAGTTGTCTTTACTTGGTAATCATAACCAGAACCATTGAAGTTCATAAAGAACAACTGGTCTGTTGTAAAGTAAATACCTGTTCTAAGTCCTCCAGTATTAGCGTCTGCAATCCAATTACTTGAACCAATCTTGCACCAAAAGCTAAGAGTCCAAGTTTGCTGATTTCCACTGCTAGGAGTTCTACTTAGATAAGCAGATGCAGAACTACGCAGTCTCAGACTATCTGTGATCTCATAGGCATCAGCAGAAGAACCAAAACCTGCTTGAAGCAAACTCATGCAAAGCTCCTGCTCACTGATACATAAGCATTAGTGCCGTTATCAAAGTAACTGAGTGTGTAGATACCAGCAGTTGAGATTGCTGTTAAGTCGGTAGCATTAATTTTAGTTGTACCAGCAGCAGCAATAGCATGACCACCAGAGTTGTCTAACCAAACAAAACCACTCTGCCCTGCTAGGTGATTTGTAAAGGTTAATGTGCCACCGCCAGAAGGTGTACAACTAAAATTGTTAGATGCAGATAAATCAAAAGATAAGTCATTGTCCGTAACTACCGCACCCCTAACATTACCACTAACATCTACAGTAGCAGCAGGACTAGTCGTACCTATACCAACTCTGTCGGTTGAACTATCTACAAATAACGTATCTGTATCAAAAGTAGCATCTCCAGTAAATGTTGGCGTAGCAGTAGGTGCTTTCGTAGCAATATAAGCATTAGTG